CAAACAGCTTGAATTCCAACGTCACCACGACGGAAGGAAAGCTGTTTTCTGTGCGTCTAGTGAATGGTTCATCAAGTGTTGCGTACGCAAAGATCTTTGGCTCTGCTGGCGCAACTCTCGGGAGCACGACCCCGGTACTTGTTCTTCCTGTTGCTGGCAGCGCCACTACTTTTTACGAGATACCAAACGGTCTTGAGTTTACATCGCTTAGCTTTGCCTGCACCCTGAACCAAAACCCGCTGGACTCAACCGCGCCATCAGGCAACACTGTTGCCGTTACCCTTGTTTGCAGTTGAGGCACCATGGCTTCTACAACAATATCGACAATCTCTGCGTTGGGTGGAAAGCTCGTTGTTGACCTTGCTGTGGGGTCAAATGATCAAACTGTAAACAACAACGCAACTGCTGCGACAAGCGGGTCAATTTACCTTGTTGAAATCGACAACCCAAACAGCACTTCTTTCTTTTTGAAGATTCGCGATAACGCTAGTGCAACTCCAAGCACTTCCGCTGCAAATGGAGCGGGAACGCCAAACTTGATGCTGTACTGCCCGGCCCGTCAAAACGTTTCTTACGCCATACCTGGTGGGTTTGCTTATTCTGCTGGGGTTTCTTTTTGGGGGACAACAAGTGCAACGGTTGGAACAGTTACTGCGCCAACGAATAGCGTTGTAGTTAAGCTGGTTTGCTCATGAAGAAGGCAATCGCAATAGTGCTGTCTGTGTTTGCTGCAATCTTTGCGATCTTGGCAGGAAAGAGGCTATCAAAGCCAAAGAAAGAAAAGCCTGAGCCACCGGAGAACAAAGCGGCGGACGTTGCTGAGGGTGCTGTTCAGGAGAGCTTTGAAGAGCAAGTAGATCGAATCAAATCTGCAACTACAGGTGATTCTCCTGCTGATGATCTTGCTGATCTTGGCAATGCACGGAGACGATGATGATCAAGGCCCTCCTTTTCCTTGGCACGGCATGGGCATCTGATCCAATTAAACGACCTGAGGCTCCAAAAGCAGTGGACGGAGAGTGCTCAAAGGTTTATCCAATAAATAGGGGCCAGCCGCTGCCACCTTCAGTTTTTTCTCCGTCTGGAAATGCAGTTTGTTCAGCAGTGGCTGTGCCTCTTTCTCAGTTCTCAGATTTACTTCAGACCGAAGAGTGGGGAACGGCTGTAGCGCAACAGTACAAGATAAGGACTGCCGCTCTGGAGATGGAACGAGATTGGTACAAAGAGAAGCTTGATAACGAGTTAAAGCCAAAACCATGGGTGGAAAGACCCGCAACTCAGCGCTGGCTTGGTAGAATGGAGACGATAGTCGTAGTCGGCATTGTCACTGCCGGGTTAGGGACTACTTACTACTACACATCGGGGGCAGGAAAATGAACGTTAAAGATTGGATCGTTCCTGGAATGACGATAGTTTTCGCTGCTGGTATCTCGTTCGCGTCTCTAGAGTCTGCCGCAAAAGATACAGACGATCTAGATAAGCGCGTCACAGAGCTTGAGTCTAAATCGGGCAAGCAAGAGATTGTAGACATTAAAATCGAGGGCGTAGAAAAGCGCCTTGATAAGATGGAAGACCTGATGGCCAAGATGCTTGAGGTCCAACAACAGCAGGCTATCAACCAAGCGAAGATTTGCTCTGCGACAAATGCGGATTGTGACTGATGCGCCCTATCCTGTTGGATTATGTGGAGTCCCTTGGTCACGTTGTGTTTGAGAAAGGCGAATACAACCTGAACATCATTGGCATCCGAAGCAGAGATCACAAGGCCAATAGCTTTGACGATCGCATCTGCGCGGTCTTTAAGGACGAGCAGGGCTGGGTCACACGTACTTGGGAATGCACAACAGAGCCTGGAAAATACTGGCTTGAGCACCCCACCAACGTTCATGGAACTGCTATTCTAGTGCCAGGCCAGTACAGGTCCGTTTGGAAGATTGACAAGCATCAAGGGAAGTATGACGCGCTCTGCCAGAGAAACGGTACAGTCAAGACTTTTCGTGATAGCAATAAAGACGCTATTGTTGACCTTGATATACAGTCTATTACTGAAGGCTATTACGGAATCAATATACACAAGGCTGGATCCGCGTCAACGCAAGTAGATAAGTGGTCTGCCGGATGCCAGGTATTCAGCCACAGTGCGGACTTTGAGGAATTTATGAGTATCTGCTACGCAGCCAAAAGCAAGTGGGGTAACAGCTTTACGTATACGCTGATTGACGAACCGGAGTTTTAAGTGGAAGCCCTCATAGACACACTATTGTCGGGGGGACACTTAGGGGTCTTCGCAGCGTTTCTGGTCTACCAGTTTATGACCATGCAGAAGCGCCTGGATAAGCTTGTAGAGGGCTTTCAAGAGCAACTGGACGAGATCCGCAAAGAGTATGAGTCTCGGTCTGAGAAGATGCGTGAGCGGTACGATCGAGTAATCGATGAATACCGAAGCCAAATAGAAGAGCAATCAAAAGACTTTTTGATTACACGCACCAAGGTTCACAACGACATTGTTGCCAAGCTTGAGCGCATTATAGAAAAGTCGTAAGATCTGCCCCTAAACCCCCCTGGCGGCAGGGTCCACAGTTCATGCTGTCGTGTGGCATGCCAAGGGGGCAAGGGGGGATCTTAGCCCTCAAAGCCTTGTGCAAGGTCTTCTGGGGCATCCTCTTGAAGCGCTGGTGCCGGTGCTGGCTCTGCGGCCTTCTTCTTGATTACATCAGCAGCCATGACTTGAATGAATTGCTTCATCAGGTCCTTTAGCTCTGTATCGTCAGACTCTTCAGTCTTCTTACTGATGGCCTCAATAAGCTCTTTGTTGTTGTCAGCCATGTTGATGTTGACATCGACAGCAGGGACGCCGTTCTGGTAGCGAAGATCCCCATTGTTTTCAGCATCAACGAACTTGCATGCAACAACAATCGATTCCTGGTTCAGGGGATTCATCCGAATGTCTGCTTCATAGTCGAGAAGCGTCCACTCACCGTTTGGCTGAGAATTGCGAATGTTTTTAATCATGTACTTGATAGTGTCTTCGCACATCTCCGTCCATGCCTTCTTGTCCACCTTGCCCATTACTCCCTCAAGTGGCCACTCTGCCTTACGAAGGCGTGTGCGAAAGCCTTTAAAGTCCTTCTTGGACTTCTTGTCCACAACTTTTGACTCGTAGACTTCTCGAACAATAGACATAAAGTCTGTTGCCTGAATCATCTTTGGTGGGCCCTGCTTGGTACCTGCCGATTCAGACATCTTCAGTTTGTTCTTTCCGCCTTCTGCGATCTGGTCAATGAGCGACATTCATTCTCCTACTCTGTGAAGTCTTCTTCTGGCTCGGGAAGATTACTATCTTTGGCCTTCTCGACCAAGTCCTTAACCTTTGATTTCCGCTGCCTCTTTGGTTTTTCGTCCGGCTGGACATCGATAACGTTCTGTTCGATTGTAACACCATTGGCAGCAGAAACACCATTGTCATCAATATTTTGGTCTGACCACGAGTCTTCCTCAAAGTCTGACTTGATGTCGTGGGCAAGAACTTCCTGTGTTCTTGGCGTAAGCGGCAGGTACTTGCAGATGCGCCGAATAACGGTTTTGCGCCACATTTCTTCTGTGTGCTGCGACCATGGTCCACTATCGGGACTTCGAGATGACTGTCTGATCTTGTTGATCTGATCCTTTCGCATCACCTCGACTTGGCGCTGGCCATCTTTGTAGAAGCACACCGCGTAAGCCAAGAGCATCTCACCAGGATCTTGGTAGCATTTCTTGTGCTTGAGGATCTCCCCTTGCTCAAGATCAAACGAATGCTCGAACTCATCGTTCTCGTACACTATCTCAGCTTTAAAGTGAGCAACCTCGCCAGAGCGCTTTACCAGGTCCATCAGGCCCGTGTACTCAATCCAAAGCTCAGCATCGAAGCACTTTGCTCGCTTGTTCCACATGGGCACAAGAGATGCTCGGTGAAGCGCGCCGCCACCAATAAGGTCAAGCTCACAGGCTTTCGCCAAAGCCAAGTAGACCGAAGTCGGAGAACACTGAACAAGGCGCTCATTCTTGGCTGCTTCCATCATCGCAATGCGAATGATGCGATCCACGTCTGCGCCCTTCGGTGCAATCTGAGTCAGGCTTTTCTTCTTGGTTCCAAGAAATTGATTGAGGGCTGTAAGTTGGTCTCTGCGGCTAATTGCTGTCGTCATTTTTTGGCTCCATTATTCGTAGTGTCCGGTTGCCTGGACTCTCAGTAACGTACTCTTTGTACAGATCTGGGTGATCGCTTGCGAATCTTTTCTTATCGAAGTTTTGCCGTGGCTTAGATGGCTTCCATGTTGCCACCCCAGCAATGCCCATGTCCTCGCCGATGCAGCTTCTTAGCTGGTTTTCTAGCTCGGTCTTCTTCTCTGTAGCAGCCTTGTGCTCTGCTTTGGCTTTGAGTATCTTTTCGTAGAGGTCCTGCTCGGCAACGCTTGCTGTCCTGAGCGGCTGGTCTATGGTCTTAGGATTAACCTTAAAGACTTTACCAAGAGCCTCTCGGCACATGTCTGTGCCGTCTGGTGGTGGCGGGGTTTCAGATGCAACGTACTTCTCCCACCACTCTTCTGCGACATCGAGTATTTGCTGGCCAAGCTCCTTGTCTCTTTCCAGGCGATAAACCCTAAAGTCATCAAGGCTGAATAAGGTGGCAATGTCCCAGTATGGAGCGTCAAATATCTCCATGTAGACTCGCATCTGTACCTCTACATCTAGTGGTACTTCGGTGGTGCCTGTCTTCCCCCACCCCTTTCTAAATCTGCGAGTCTTGGCGTCCATGCCAAACGAAACGCCACCGTGCTCAACCATTGCGTCTGGTGTGCCGAAGATGCGTGGCCGAGTTGGGTGCCAAGTTAATCCCTTCTCCCAAAGGCGACATCCCTCCCCTAAATGAAGCTCGTATAGCTCAAATACGTATTTCTCCATCACCCGGCCACGCATCAAAACTGAGTTGTCCTGGTCTTCTGATTTAAAAAGACCTGTCTTTTCGGACCAAATCTTAAAGAGACTCTTCTCAAATGAACCAATCTTATCTACAGCGTCTGCCCCAGCCATCATGATTGCTGCGACATCTGTTCCGCCAAGGCCTTTTTTTCGCTCAGCAAGCCATGCTTCGCGCTCAGTTTGGTTCATGGTAGTTTCTCCTTCAAGAAAGATACTTCTTTCCCAGAAGTGTGTCAAGGGGCCACACCCCCATGTGGACAAAACTTGTCCGGTGCGCTATTTTTTATTTACAAGGTGTGCCAAATGCTTATCGAAAATTATCGGAAGAGCCTTCCAGGCAAGAGCACTAGAGTGCTGTTCATACAATGGCTCAACGGTGAGTTGATCAGGTTTGAGCTAAAGCTCAGCGTTGGATACCTTCGTGACCTTGAGTACGGAAGAAAAACGCCATCCCTTCCGTTAGCCATTGGTATCGAAAAAGCTACGGGTGGTGTAGTATCTGTAAGAGAATGGCCGGGCTTGAACTCGAGCCTTCGTTCATAAATGGAGCAGACAATGAGTCTTAAAGAAAGAGTCGATCAAATGCGGGTTGTCACCAAACTTAAATGGGGTCGCCACGGCTATAACTCAACAGAGGTTATTTCTACCCTCTACTCGTACGTAGATGAGCTTGAAACTAAGCTTGCAGAGGCGTCAAAGCCTGCGCCTAAAAAGGCCCCGGCTAAGAAGAAGGCCCCTGCTAAGAAGAAGGCCCCTGCTAAGAAGAAGTAGTCAGGCCTCTATTGGGTCCTTCAGTGCTGCCATTAGAAGTTCAAATGCAGCATGGTTTTCTTGCGATTTGATGTGCTCTTCTATTTTTTGAAGAACGGCGTCCTTGGTTATCGCCTCGATAACAGGGTCGTCGTCTGCATCAAAAACCTGTATAGACTCATCTGTAGTCTCAATGGTCCATCCATCTGGTGTGGGCCATTGCTTTTTGTGCTCGTTAAGCATCTACTTCCTGGGGCCTGATAATGTTGTTGTACCCACAACCACTATACGCGACTGGTGCATTCTCCATCCAATGCTCAACAGCCTCTTCAATCAGTCTTCGACCAATGTCGTAACACTGAACATATAGAGACTTGTCGGAAAGCACTGGAGACATCCAAAGGTAGTCCACAGCCTTGTGCATTTCTTGGCGGGCTTTTTCCGTCATAGACAACGCTACATATGGTGTAATCATTCTCCAAACGTATACTTTGTCTAATGTTTCATCGTCGAGCGACCCCTCTTGGTACCACTCAAAAAAGTACGCATCCGCAAAGTCTATGAGGTCTTCTATTCCATCAAGTTGGCTCACGTTAGCGACAAACGTGCTCGATGTCTGAAGCATGATGTAATCCAGTCCATATGCAATAAACTGAGTGTAATGCCCGTCATCGATGAACTTTTTTACCATTGATGCATTTGAATGCAGCAGAAACTTGTTTCCATCACCAATGGCCCTTGGTGTCCCTGATTTTTTGAGGATAATCGACTTGTCGTCTTCGGTCAGGTACTTGTCTACAAAGGTAGACATGTCTTCTATTCCATGCGCTGATGCAGACACTATGCCTCCCCTCCTTCAGATTTTTCAACGAGAGATGGCTTCTTCATTGGCATAACGTTGTCGTCTTTATCCTTTACCCATACGTAGGTTCTCTGGCCCATTATTCTTCTGCGTACCCGCTCATACCCAAGCTGACGCATGATGTCTCCAACACGCATCTCGTTGTTTCTGGTCATCTGGTACTTTTCCAAACTCAGGGCTTGGGTCATTATCTCGCTGGTTGATGACTTTCTCATGTTCCCTATCAGCCATTCTTCAATAACTTCGTGCCATGGGTCGTATTGCCTGAAGTCAGATGACTGAGCCTCAAGCTCCTGCGCGGCCTCATTCTCAAGGTACCACTTCTCGCCGTTATTGTATGCAACGACAGCTTCTGCCCATATCTGCGACCTGTTACTGACCGTCCAGTCAGTATCGATTGTACCAATCTGTACAGGCCAGTACCTTCGAGAGCCAGTCATGTCTGTAATGAACTCACCCTTGTTGGTAGTTCCACAGAAAACGGTGTGCCTCTTAAGTGTGATTGGCATGCGACCGTATGGGGGCCTGAAGGTGTCCTCCTGCGCTGAGAGGAACGCTTTAGTGGATGAGTTGTGCGCTCGACGAATAGAGTCAAGCTCGGCAACCTCATACAGCCACGCTCGGTGAATCTGCATGTAGGCGTTGCTTGACCCGATATCCATAGGTGTGTCGCAAAAGTACTCATCTGAAGCCAGAAGCCTGAATGTCGTGCTCTTCCTTGCGCCTTGAGGTCCAACCAGGATCAGTACACAGTCTGCCTTACAGCCAGGATCCATGGCGCGGGCAATGCACTGAACAAGCCATCGCCTGCCCATCTCTCGCGTAAGCTTTGTGTCCTCTGCCCCAACAGCCCTGACAAGCCACTCGTCAATGCGTGGAGTACCGTCCCATTCAATTTCCTTAAGCCAGTCAACCAAGGGGTTCTTGCCGTTCTCTTCGGCAAAGAATCCAATAGACTCAAGAATGCAGTCAGTACTGAAGTGTACATCGTAATGTCGGTGCATCCATCTCTTGATGCGAGTTGCATCCGTATCAGAAAAGTCTTTGTCATCCATCTTGATGACGTTTCTGAAGGTGTCCAGCCAAACCCTTCCAGCCCATCTTCGATCGTATTGAAGGATGGTGATCAAGTTTGGAACAGTTGAGGCTACCTTTTCAGTTCCGTCCCTCTTCGTTGTCACCTCAAGGCGCGATACAACTCGGGCTTGGGGCCCGACTTGGTCGCCTCGATTGTATGCATCCTTTGCATCACTGAGTAGCTGGGAGAGGGTTGGTGAGCCAGGCTCCCCGTTTAGTATTTGATCAAGGTCTTTCACCTTCGCCTCCCTCTACTTCAGCAAGAGGAAGACGATAACAAACTCGAGAGCCAAGTTGCATCTGGATTGTTCTGGCGTACTCGTCACCCTTGGCGTCTGGGTCTGTCCCGACAAATACGTCTACACCTTCTGGGATGTTGAGCTTGCCCACACTTCCAAATGAGCCAGAGGTTCCACCAAGCACAGCAAGCTTAATAGACTCTTTCTCGGCCTCTGATGACACCTTAATAAAATCAGTAATCCCTTCTACAAAAAGAACCCCGTCAAGGTCTTCAACGCTTCCCTTCATCATCTTTACGGCGTGCCTGTTTGGCATAAACAAACCACCGGCTTGAAACCCACTCGGCCATAGCGTCTTGGGTGCTCCGTTTGTGTCACACACGGCTCTGGCGTGAATGCTGCAAAACCTACCCTCTGCGTCAAACGCAGGGACAATAAGCCTCCATGTCATGCTGCGACCTCCCGGCCACCACTTCGGCCACAGATATGCGTTTCTATTTGGAGTAACGCGAGCAACACCTGTACGAGCAAGAGACTCCAGATCTAGTTTTCTGGACTCCAAGAATGAAAAGATGGGGTCATCCTTTGGGATCTCATGAAGCTTAAGAGAGCTTTTCCAGAGAGACTGGACTTCCTTTGCAGGAGGGCGAGCGTTTTGCTTGCTGGCGGCCTTCTCTGGTGTGATCACTTCAAGGTTCTTTGATTTCTCAAACCACTCTCTGGTCTTGTCTCTGTCCCTGTCGGAAGCCCCCACAAAGTTAGACCCGCAAATGTTGTAGCAAACAAGGTCTATACCCGATCCGCCTATGTCACATTTGTGGCATTTCCATCCAAGGTCATCCCTTCTTAAGCCAATTGGTCCGCGCTTGTCTGTGCTTCCCCGCTGCTCAGCGCCGCAAGATGGACAAGGGCCAAAGGACCCGCTCCTCCCAGGAGTCATCCCTAAACTTCTTGCTATTCCAGATACAGATATAGATTCTACTTTTTTCAGCCACACTGTTGTTTCTCCGTGGTGTCTTTAGTTTTGCGCTGGCTTGATTTTGTACATCACCTGCTGTTGGTCAGTAATGAGCAGAGACATCGAGATTCCAGTCTCTTTGCCCACTCTTGCGGCATATCGAACCACAGTGTCAATGGTTGCTGGTGGTCGCGTTCCATTAAGGACGCCCCACAGGTGCGTATGTCCGCAGCCCATCAGGTTTGCGCACTCGCGATAGCTTCCGCCAACGTGATCAAAAAGCGCTTGGAGTGCATTTGTGGTGTCGATTACAATTTTGTCTGGCATTTTGCCCCCTTGTTAGTGTTGTCACCGTAGGGCACACCAAGCACCGTGTCAAGGAGTGCGCTACACTACATGTTGTTCAAATCTTTTACGGGCGCTGTCGCTCCCTGTTTGCTATGATAGCAATAGTTAAATTCTTTGCTGTGTGAGGATTAATATGGCTCTTCAAGTTAGTAGCTACGGCTCCGCTGGCGGTCTTAGGCACAAGATTGTTTACGAGAGCGCATCTGGCGCAACAGCGAATGTTGACGCTCTTGGGACCCCAGGAACGATTCTGTCCCTTGATATCGACAATCTTCATAGCGCTACCGTGTACTTTAAGATGAAGACAACTTCTGGCACGTACACCGCAGGAACAAGCGAGCCTGACTTTATGTGGAGACTGGGAGCCGCCACAGCAAAGAGGTTTGATTTCCCAGATGGGATTCCATTTAACCAACTTACATTCTGGTGTAATGATGGCCCCAACACGTCGGATACCGATGCTCCCGGTGGTACTGTTAAAATTACATTCGTTTGCTCATAGGGTGCTGTTATGGCTGTAAATACAAGCGCGATTGCCGATAAGCTCTACACTACGATAGCCGTAGACTCACAAGCTGATCTTGATCTTGAGACGTTCAACGGTGCGAATACGACACTGTATGCCCTTGAGATCACAAATCCGAATTCTTCCGGTGTTTGGGTTCGCATTAACTGGGCGGCAAGTGGTGGCAATACTGCAACTCAGTACGACAACATCTTTTACTGCGGGCCAAACGGCACCTGCTCCATCTACTGTGGAACAGGGTACCCAATTCTTGCTGGGCTTCGAGTATGGTGCTCGACCCAAGCAGGGGTGTCAGGCAATAACAATGCCGTTAGCGCTCCAAAGTCTCCAGTATCCATCACAATGGCCTTCTCGAATACTTGATCACCTTGGGCTCTTCAGGTCTTCGTATGTGATCTCCGGTGCCACTGTGCAGCTTTTTAGCTCGCAGCTTTTCGGGGTCCAGTCAACCATATAGTAGATGACCAAAGGGTCATACCAAGTCGGCTTGTGCGACCTGATGATCATTCCGTCCGTAAGGCCTACGCATTTTATTGTTGCCTTGCAGTCGTAATACCCGTTTGATGCTTGAACAATCCATCGTTCATCCTTCACGGCTTCGCTAAAGATCCTGTAGCGGTAAGAACCGTTATCAAAATCTTGAGCCAAAGCCATGCCTATGAGCATGGTTAGCAGTGTCATGTTGTTTCTCCTTTTGTGGTGTTATAAGTGTTTCAATGCGAGGCTTCTTCAAGGCATACAAGGACATCCTGGTCTACCACGACTACGGACCCCTGCTGTTGTTCTGGAACATCGCTGACCTTGCCAACAACCGCGTGCTTTGGATGAGCTACGGCGAGGCCATCGATGGGGGCAATGAGTGGGCCTACTTTCAGTACTGCCTGTACTTTGTAGTCGCCTTGGGCATGTTGTTCAGCTTGCCTAACGTCCGATCCTGCTCCCGCTTTGTCGGTACATACTTGCTGTTGTACATCTTCTCGACCACCCGATTCCTGGTCAACGTCTTCAATGATCCCGAGTTTGCCGCTGGCGACGTTGGTCGCAGCTTGGTTGTTACTGGCGTGTACTTTACCTTGTGGGTTTGGATATACGTTAAAATGCGTGTGGAAGTAATGCATAAGGATCTCCGTGGATTCC